TATAAAATGAAACAATTATTGTGATTTAATTGTTTCAAAGACTATTTAATGTAATGTTTTTGAGTAAAAAGTTCAATCATACTTTATGACAATCAAAAATCTGAATTTCAAAGCCGAACCAAAAATTCCTGGCTAGCCCACACAAAGTTTGTGTTGACTAAAATGAAAATCCAAGTTTTACATAAATGATCAGATTTTTTATGTACCAGATTTTTACTGAAAAGTGTATATGATAACTGTTTAATATATTTTTGGTTGATCAAAAATATTAAACAATTTTTCATATATGATGTGTGAAAAGTGATACTGATTACTAAATGATGTAAAAAGTATATCAGACAATCATTCCAGAAAAATTATGAAAACTTGATGTTAGCTTTGGGCTAGCCCAAAACTATCAAAAAAGGGCTTGAAAGTGATAAGGTGACCAAAATGCATCTGAAAACTGTTTTCGCCAGCTATTATACTTTTAGCCCTTTTGTTAGCATTTGTTAGCATTGGTTTTGGTACAACAACTGATCAACTAGCCCTTTTTGTTAGCATTTTGTTAGCATCTCCAAGTGACTAGATTTAGTATATTGAAATTATTACAATAGTTTAAATAAAGTGATATTAGTTACAATAATTTAAGATGACATTTATGACACTATAAAATGAAACAACTATTGTGATTTAATTGTTTCAAAGACTATTTAATGTAATGTTTTTGAGTGAAAAGTTCAATTATACTTTATGACAATGAAAAATAAATAAAGTATAATAATTTTGGATGATAATTGAACCATCAATTTTACATAATATCCATCTATTTCTTTTTAGTATCTATAAATTATTAAGAAATTGTATATAAAAAGAAATATATAAATTATTTATATAAATTTATGGAATTTTATTGTACACGATGCAAATACAAAACAAATGACAGAAGTCATTATAATCGACATATTAAAACTAGAAAACATATTGATTTAGAAGACATCGAAAAACTACAATATAATTATAATTCAGACATAAATAAATATATCTGTGAATGTGGTGCAGAATTTTCACATAGATCAAGTTTATCGAGACATAAAAATAATAAATGCGATACAAATTCTACAAATCAAAATTCTGATTTTTGTTTACAAATAGAAAACAAATTATTAAAACAATTAGTCAATAAATATGAAAATTTAAATAACCAATTATTAGAATATGTTAAAAGTAATAAAATAATAAATAACACTTACAATATATCCGTTAAAAATTATGTGCAACAAAATTATCCAGATGCGCCTCCATTAGAAGAATTAACAACTTATGAAACTATAAAGTATGAAGATGATGATTTTATTGACACATTAGTTTATAATTATAATGGAAATTCATTACATAAATATTTAGGTAATTTTATAATCAAATATTATAAAAAAGACAATCCTGCAGAACAATCAATGTGGTCTTCAGATACATCAAGATTAACATATATAATTAAGGAATTATTATCTAATAATAAATCAATATGGAATCATGATTATAAAGGTGTTAAGACAAAAAACTATATAATAACACCGCTTTTAGAATATATTAAAGAATATATTGATGAATATTGGATTAATCATTTAGATAATTACAAAACAATGAGTTTAGATGAATTAAACAAATTTAATAATATTTATAAATCAATATATAAAATTAAAAAAGATATAGAGTTAGATATAATTGGTAATGATATTGTAAGATACATTGCTCCATATTTTTATATGGATAAAAAAGATGTTTGTAATGAGTTTATTGATGATCATATTTAACATTGGATCTAATTAATGGTATTTTCATATAAAATGCAATTTCAATGAATATGCCTATATGATAAATTGCTGTTAAAAGAATGCTTAAATAAGAATTAAATAATGAAAGTAATATAAATATCATTATAATAGGATTAATGTCCTTAGATGCCATTTTACATATTATTATTTCACTTGTAAATATTGACAAAATTACACCATTCCCTATTATATCAGGGATTGATATATTCGACATTAAATTCGCATGAATCATAATATTTGGAATAAGCAATAGTGTCATAATTATATATGCTGGTATTTTGATATTATAATTTTTAATTGGAATTAATGAATATAATATATATATAAATGCACCATGGTAAACATAATATGCAATATATGTAAATATTGTATTTAAGTTAATGGTAAACATTGCCCGTAGTAAACATAGAACAATTAATGTTAATAAAAATTCACTGGGCCCATTATATTTACCAAATTCAACAATTCTAGTTTTGTATGCTCTAATATGTGATTCAAGAAATATTAATAGACCAGATTGAACAACATACCATTTAGTGATAATGTCGTTAATTCCAATAACCGTGCATAAATTTAACATTAAAAATACAGTTCCAATATTATCAGATGTATGATCTAATAATTCACCAACTGGACTACTATTATTTGTTGCCCTTGCATGTTTACCATCAATTGCATCAAATAACATATATAAAAATATCAAAATAGCTATACTAATGCATACAAAAGATTCATTTGATTCAAAATAGTAATAATTTAAATTAAAAGAAAACATTGTACATAAAAATCCTAATATTGATAATACATTTGGTGATATATTTGATGGAATATATTTAATTAATTTAAAGTAATAGGGATCTAAATAATATGAAGTAAGTGACTTATCATCTACAATATATTTCCATTTTGAAATTTTGTCTTTTTCTGTATCTAATAATAATATATTCATTTATTAATATATTTTGGTAAGTATCCTAAATATTTTCAAATAAAAAATCAATTTTTAAATAATTTGAGGCATTTTGTTTCTCATATTTGATGCTAATTCATTGAAATATTTTCCATTTTTAAGTGTATAATTATCAATATGGAATTCATCATCATAAAATATCCATGGTATTTCACCATAATATTTACCAAGGATATCCATTATTTTTATAAATTCTGTACATTTTTTAAAATGATTTAATTGACCTAGAGTTCGATCATAATAAAAAGCTATTTGAAATCCAACTGAAATAATTAAATCGCAATTTACAACAGATTCAGACAGTTCTAAGAAACTTTTTAAAAATAAACATTTTAATCCATTAGTTTTAGATTTAATATCATTAACAAAATTATCATCTGAATATAATATATCAAGAAATCCAACATTTGAAATAGTTATTCCTTTTTTAATTAAATAATTAATAATTTGTAATTCATTATTACAATCACCTGAACACAAAAATATTATAGATATGTTTTTTTTATATTTAATTATTTTTTCCATTTTGTAATATAATGACTATTTTAATAATAATTATATAATAATATATTTTCAATTTTTTATAAAATTGAAAATTAAAGTTAAAAATGTAAATTGATTAATATCTAAATTATAGTATGACTAAATATAAACCAACTAATGAAATTCTAAGTAAACTTTTTCCATATCAACATGATCATGTTGAGGGAATAAATTATTCATTAAGTACTTATAATAGATGCTTGGATGCATCGGATACTGGTACAGGTAAAACATATACTGCCATTGCATCATGTGTTTCATTAGGATTAAAACCATTTATAATTTGTCCAAAATCGGTTGTTAGTAGTTGGTGTAATGTATTATCATATTTTAATTGTGATTGGTATGGTATTTCAAATTATGAAAAAATACAGAATTGTAAAATGTTCACCAAAGATTCAAAAAATAATACAGTTGATTGTCCATATATTAAGAGAATGTATGTATCTAATCCAGAAAAAGAAAAGGATAATTCAGGTGTCTCTAAAAAACATAAAAAGAAAGAATCTAAAAAAAATAGTATATTTAATAAGTCAAAAAAACTAAATAATGATGAATTATCGGAAGATAAAATCGGATATACATTTATTTGGCAAAACCTACCAACCGATATAGTATTTATATTTGATGAAAGTCATAGATGTAAAAATCCAAAAACATTAAATAGTGTTTTATTATACACACTTGCAAAAACATCTGCTAAAATAATGATTATAAGTGCGACAGTTTCAGATAAACCTGAAAATTTTGCTATTACCGGATATGTATTAGGTTTGTATAAGAATATAAGGGATTCTTTTAACTGGATGACAAAAATTGGAGCATCATATAGCAATGTTATGTCTGGAGTAAATGACTATTTGTATCCAGAATATGCGACTAGAATGAGAATAAGGGATTTAGGTAACTTATTTCCAGATAATCAAATGATTGCAGAGTGTTATGATATGGATAATGCCAATGAAATAGAAAAAGAATATAAATTAATAGAAACAGAAGTAAACAAATTAAAAAACAAAGAAGAAAATAGTTCCACAGCATTAGCAAGAATTCTATATGCAAGAATGCGCATTGAAACACTTAAAGTACCAACATTTATTGAACTAGCAAAAAAATATTTATCCGAAGGCAACGCTGTTGCAATATTTGTTAACTTTACACAATCATTGAAAACAATTGCTGATGAATTAAAAACAACATGTGTTATTCATGGTCAGCAGAGTATAGATGAAAGAAATAAAGCAATTAATGATTTTAATGATGATATACAACACATGATAGTATGTAATATAAGAAGTGGTGGTTGTGGAATATCTCTTCATGATCAAAATGGTAATTTTCCCCGTGTTTCAATAATATCGCCATCATGGTCTGCCCAAGATATCATACAAGTATTAGGAAGAGTACATCGTGCAAATGGCAAAACTCCAGTACGCCAACGAATAGTATTTTGTAAAGGAACAATTGAAGAAGAAATTTGTAAAAATATGAAACAAAAAATACAAAATATTGCACATCTAAATGATGGCGATTTACTTGGTTATAATATAGATGGTTTAACTGATGATGATAATGCAATAGGTATTGATAAAGATGCTAATTTATCAGAATTTGATAAATTATTTATGAAAATAAATGTATTAAATACTAAAAAAGAAAGACTACAAGCAGAATTAAAAGAAACAAAAATAAGATTAGAAGAAGAAATATTAAAAGTCAGTACTGAAATCAAAAATTTAGAATATATAATACAAAATTATATTGATATTTAATTGTCATCAGAAATTTTTAAACACCATTTATATTGTTTCAATTTTGATATATTTTTAGTTGCCATTACTGAATAAATTATGTAGTTATCGATATTTATTTTATTTACTATTTTAATGTCCATGTTATCAAATACCTTATAATGTTCATAATTATCATCCATATCAATTACTACAATATATGTACTTTTATCACTATTATTATTTTTAATTATATTATCTAAACCTAATGTATTAAACATATCAATATACTTTCCTTTATAAATATTATATGATTTTTGATAACTATTAAAAAAATTATAACTGTATCTTAACATTATAATATAATTAAGTAACAAATGTTTAAATTAATTTAATTGTATATTCTTGTGCATTTATAACAAAATTATTTTCTGTTATTCTTCTAAATGCAATGTATAAAGTATCATTATATATTACATCTGGAAATCTATCTATAATTTCTTTGAGTAATATTTTTCTATTTTCATTATTTATTTTTGCAGAAAATGTAAATTTCAAATTATTTATTTTTCCAGTTTCTCTGTAATTTTGAATTATATCTTTGAACTGTTTATAAAGTTCCAATCTAAATTCGGACATATATTCATTTTGTTCATTTAATTTATTTATTGTTCTATTTTTAATTTCCATATCAATTGTATTTTTACAGAAATCTAAAGGATATGAGTTCATTTTAATTGATAGTGGAACAAGATAATTTATTATAATATAAATAAATCAATTTTTACTAATCTTTTGCAAATTCAATAATAATACCTCGGATATCAGTATCCATTGGTATTTCATCTATTTTTGTTATAGGCATTTTAACTTCTGTTTTAACATCAGATTTACCTGAGCTTTTAATTTTTATTTTTCCAAATTTTTCTAATAGTTCTGAAATTAATATTATTTTACCTTTTGACCATAATTTATCTGTAAATTCTAAATTCATAATTGATTCACAGTCTTCTGTATATTTTATAATTTTCTCAAAAAAATTTTTTCTAGTATCTTTAATTAAATCATTTTGTCTCTGTGTCATTATTTCGCAACAATTTTTCCTGTTAAAATTTTCTGGGTATTTTTCCATCTTATATATTTTAATATTACGATATTTAATTGCAATACAAATAAACAATATTAAATTCAATTTTATTATAAATAAATTATCTTATTTTTTTGATTTTCTTTTCAATATGATCCAGTAAAATTTTCAATCCAACAAAATTCCAATCAACATTATTCATAAGAATAATATCTGCAAATCCTTTACTAGGATCAACATACATAATATTAGAATTTCTAACATGTCCAATATATCTTTTTTTAACTTCTTTGAATGTTCGACCACGTTCCTTAGTATCACGTTCAAGCCGTCTGGTAAAACATGTTACTTCATCAGCTTGAATAAATACTTTTAAATCACATAGATTTCGAATTTTTTCTTGTGTAAAAATTAATATTCCTTCAACCAAAATAATTTTTGTTGGACCTACAATTTTTGTTTCATTTTTTCGACTATGTGTTGAAAAATCATAATATGGTACATTAACACTTATTCCGTTAATTAGATCATTTAAATGACTGAATAGAAGATCAAAATCAATTGCAGTTGGGATATCATAATTTGTTGATTCATCACCGCCTTTGTAATATGAATCTTGATTTATGATGCAAATTGATTCATTTGTTTTCTTAACTTTTTCAAGAATTTTTTCACATACGGTAGTTTTACCACCACATGTAGGACCACAAATACCAATAACATAAACCCTATTATTTGACATTTTGCCTATTTATTTATTTATTGTTAAATAAAGATAAATATATTATACATTTAATAATTCAATTTTTTATAAATATAATTAAAAAACTATAGTATATTGTATAATTAAAATCTATAATGACTAATATTCAAAAAATAGAATTAGGAAATATTGCTGATAAATTATTAAATGATGCAATTAAACAAAGAGACAAATGGCTTTTTAAACCAAATTATATTGATACTGTATTATTATTTAAACGAGCAGCCGAAATGTATAAAATATGTGAAGAATATGAACGATCATTATCAGCTTATAATTATGCTGCTGATTTATGTATCAAAAATAAAAATTTTATAGAAGCATCAAAAATATATGAAAATGCTGCAAATGTAATAAAAAATAATTCGATAGATACAATGTATAATCTATTACATAAATCTCAAAAAATACTTACACAAAATGGATTCTTAACAGATGCAATGAAAATAAATAAAAAATTGGCAGGAAAATACGAAGAAGATGGATATTTTGTTAATGCTATAAGTTTTTATAATTTAGTTATGGAATATTATGAAAAAGAAAATAATATTGATGAGGCGCACAAAATTATGGCTAAATTGTTACAGTTGTATAAACAAATTGGTAATGAAACAGAGGCAAATAAAATAATAGAAAAATCAATAAAGTTATGAGTATCCAAAATTTATATAATAAATTTAACAATAATAAATAATATTACTAAATTATACATTAATGTAATATTGCAAAATGCTTTAATATTTTTCTTGATTATAGTGCCGTAAATATCGCCCGTTTGTACTACATCTTTTAAAAGTATCATCTTTTTTTGTATAACATTAAAAAATAAAAGTGTTAGTATGATATCTATACAAATATTATGAATGCTTGGATTTATGGAAAGAATATAAATAGTATTTATTAATGTGAATAAACCTAGAAGTATATTCGATTCAAAATAAATCGAGTACAAAGACAGTTGATCCGGTATGTAATAATAGCGTGTTATAATTATACAAATTATCATACGATGAATTAAAGAATATGATAAACTATTTTTAATAATTGATGTTTCATTAAAATTAGTATCAGAAAAACCAAATAAAGATAGAAACATCATTAGAAATATATATATTATTGAAAATATCATCAAATTTACAATAATATGTTCCATTTTTTTGTTAACATATTTTTTTATTAAACTTTTAATATCAATATCATTTATTTCATTGTAGTATTCACTATCAAATGTATTGTTCATTGTAAAATAATTTATATGTAAATTTATATTAATTCTTAATGTTAATTTTTCAATTTTTAACATAACAATAAATTAAAATTTAGTGATATTTAGGACTTTTTGATCGACTTCGTGTTTTAGTATGTGTTGTTTTATCAATGGCATAATCAATGTTGATAATAATATAGTAGCAGATTTGTTCGGCTTGTCCCCATTTAAGTTTTGTGTTTTGCATCTTTTCTTCCATTTGACTTTTTGATCCATAAATATAAACAATACATTTTTCAAATGAGTCTAATTTATTGTTACTTTTAGGAATACTGTTAAGTGTGATACAATCAGAAATATTAATTGCAAAAGTAGTAAATGTTTTTCTATATTTTGGACAATAATCTTTACTAAAATATTCTAATTTTTCCAAATCACATGTCAAACCAGCTTCTTCTTCAATGGCTCTTTTACCACCAACATTTGAATTATCAAGTTCATATTTTTTTAATGTTTCTGTTAAACCTATTTGTGCATCACCAATTTTATTATTATAGATATATCCGGCACCTAAAATATAAACATCTTGATATTTATCCCTCAATAATTTCAAACCTTTGTGTAAACAAGTTGGAATGTATGGTGATTCAATATATTTTGTAACTCTATGTATTTTTGGTTCTTCATTATTTTCCGGAAGAGTGACTAAGGATATTTCTTTATCATTTTCACGAACTTTGTCATCTTTGTTTGATTTTGACACCTGTTCATTTATTTTCTTTCCATCAACTTTAATAGCAGTATTTAGCTCCATTTTTGAAACAGTGTCAGATAAATGTAATGTGATAGCTATTAGCCAGAAAAGCTCTATAATACAATCATGTCCACAATAATTAATAACTATTTAATATTTCAATTTTTTAGAATATAGATAGTTTTCCATTTTTATATTTTTATTTTACAGATATTTTAATTATAGATGGGTATTAAAAATTTAATGAAAATTATTAATAAATATGCAAGTAAATCAATAAAATATACAAATATAGAAAAATATAAGAATAAAATAATAGCAATCGATGCAAATTTAATGATTTATAAAATGATATTTGCAATTAGACTTAATGGATATGATATTAAAAATGATGATATAATTGTTACACATATACATTCTTTATTATTAAAAATTCAAGGATTCAAAAAATATAATATAATTCCAGTATTTGTATTTGATGGAATAGCTCCAAAAATTAAGGAGAAAACATTAAAATCAAGATCTGAATTTCAAAATTATATGAAGCAAAAATATTACAATGCGGTGACACAAGATGAAAAGAAAAAATATTATTTTATGAAATCAGATATAACATATCAAGAAATAAAAGATTGTATTGAATTAATTAGTTTATTTAATTATACAATTATAGAATCATTAGAAGAAGCCGATTCTCAACTTGCAGAATTAAGTAAAAGTCATATAATTGATTATATTGCAACAGATGATATGGATATTCTTGTATTTGGTGGAAATAAAATCTTAAAAAACTTTACAGTATCTGATAAAAAAAAAATCCAAGAAATTAACCTAGATACATTTAAAAAAGAAACTAATCTTAACCAGTCACAAATAATTGATTTGTCTATATTATTAGGTTGTGATTATTGTCCATCAGTAAAAGGTGTTGGTACAATTGGTGCATATAAGTTAATAAAGGAATATGGAAATTTAAATTCAATTTTAAAAACAAAGCAAGTTAGTATATCATATGATTATATTAAAGCGCAAAATTATTTTAAAAATTCTCCAATAATAAATTCAAAAAATATAAAAATAAATAAAATGTATGTTGATAAAGCTAAATTAATTGCATTTTTAAATAGATTTAAATATAAACAAGAGTATATTAAGAAATTATTTAAAAAAATATGATTTATAATATTACTTAAATTATATGGAAATTGTAATAATTTTACCAAATCAATTATTTGAAAATAATAAATTAATAAAAAACAATAGTGAGATCTATATTTACGAGCATCCTTTATATTATACAAAATATAAATATCATAAATTGAAATTAATACTTCATAGAGCAACAATGAAATTATATGCTGACTATTTAATTAAAACATATAAGTGTAATGTTAAATATTTAGATTATGATTATGATATTCAAAAAATATTTAAAAAACATAAAGGGAAAAAAATAAATATATATGACCCTGTTGATCATGATATAATGAAAGAATTTAAAAAATTAAGCAATATGTTTAATATTGATTTAATTGCTTATGATACACCATTATTTTTATCAACAATAAAAGATCTTACAGATTACATAGACAATGGTGGTAAATATCACCAAACATCATTTTACATTTGGCAAAGAAAGAGATTAAATATATTAGTAACCAATACTGGAAAGCCTTTGGGTGGAAAATGGACATATGATAAAGAAAACCGATTACCTTTTCCAAAGGGTTTTAATAAAGATACTGTTTTTGGCGTAACAAAAAATAAATATGTTAATGAAGCACAAGAATATATTAATAAGAATTTTAAAGATAATCCTGGTGAAACAAAATTATATTTACCAATTGATTTTGATGGTGCACGAAAACATTTACGTAAATTTATCCATGAAAGATTAAATTGTTTTGGACCATATCAAGATGCAGTTAGTCGTGATATTATTTTTGGATGTCATAGCGTTTTATCACCTTTGATAAATATAGGCTTAATTTTACCAAATGAAGTAATAAATGAGGTAGTTGATTATTATAATAAGAATAAAAAAACAACTAAATTAGAATCAGTTGAAGCATTAATAAGACAAATAATAGGCTGGAGATGTTATATACGTATGATATATATGTTCAAACATAAAGAAATGGTAAATTCTAATCATTTTAATCATAAACATAAATTACATAATAGTTGGTACACTGGAACTACCACTATTGAACTATTAGATGATATTATAAAAAAAGTACTACAATATGGATATGCACATCATATTGAAAGATTAATGTATATAGGTAATTTTATGTTATTAAATGAAACTGATCCCCAAGATGTATATGATTGGTTTATGAGTTTGTTTATAGATGCATATCCATGGGTCATGGAAGCAAATGTATATGCAATGAGTCAATATTCAACTGGACCATTGATAATGACTAGGCCGTATTTTAGCTCATCTAATTATATAAATAAAATGAGTTCTTATAAAGTTAGTAAAGATCTATATGGAAAAATTAAATTAGGAACTGAAAATTATGAATGGTATGAAATATGGAATGCATTATACTACAATTTCATAAATAATAATAAATTAGAATTTTCAAAAAATTATGCAATTGCTAGTGCAGTTGGACATTGGAATAAAAAATCAGCTAGTGAAAAAAGTAAGTTATTATCAATCGCTAAACAATGGATAAAAAAATATTAATGTGATTCTATTCATCAGTAGGTAATTCATTTGGATGAAACCCAAAATCACAATCATCACATTCAAAATAAGGTACTTCATGTTTTGGACAAGCAATGATACGCCGATAGTTTGATGAATTCATTGTTTCATTGTCAAAACTATCGAAGAATTGCTCATCAATAAATTCATCATTCAGATTATACATAACTGCATTGCGACTATAAGGATAATATACTCGTAATCGATGATAACTGATTCTTACATTTTCAGAATTGTCATTAATTTTTCTTTTTGGTGATATCCATATACTCAAATTGTTTTCTAGCCAAAAATTTTCAAACAAATTTTCTTCTTCAAAAGAATTTTCATTATCTAATGATTGAAAAATAATTTTACTATCTGAATTTTGTCTATGAATCCCCATCATTTTGTCTTGATTATAATTAGAATTAGTGACTAATGTGATAATCTATATTTGTTGTTAAAAAGAAATATTAGATGAAATCTAATAATATGATTCAATTTACCAACATAATTCATGTTCAATGTTAAGAGAACCAATAATTACTTACAATTTCAATTTTTTATTATTGAAATAATGATTTTAAGTCAACTATTTTCATAGTATTATTTGTATCATTGCCTAGTATTTGCCCCATTACAAAACCATAGTTTGAAACAAGATTATCATTTATAAACAATCCAAATATTGGTCCTCCTTTTGGTAATATTCCTACAATTTTTTCAGTAGGTTTTGTATTATATTCTTTTTCACACATTTCTATTAATTCATTTAAAAATGATTCTGATGATACCAAAGTTATATCTAGTTTTTTAAGATTATTGCTTATAAAATTATAATCATCATTATTTGTATTTGATTCAATATTTTGATTATTTATGATTTTTCCAAGATTTTTAAAATTTTCTTCATAACTATTAGAATATTGTAACAATTCTTCTGATGCATATTTATACGGCTTACAGCTGATAATACATTCATAATTATCATTAGTTGGCCTGGCAATAATGTGAGTATTTAATTTTTTCTCGCGTAATTCTTTTTCTAAATCTTGATAATTTTTTCCACTATTAAACTCAAACCATCCTTTTGTAGCGGCGATAAAAAACTGTGAATCATAATATTTATCAGCAATAGTTAAATTATGCCAACAAATTTGGTCAGTCGTTTCATTATCCATTGGATTGTATAATTTTGTTTTAATCATATTTATAAATCTAATAATCACAAACATTTAAGTTATTTTATAATAAATTTAATTGTCTATTGTCTATTGGATCATTTCTAATTTTCCATTTTCCAACAAGTGGATTAAAATCATAATTTATTTCTTCAATATGGTGTAAAATTGTATGTATACCTATGGATATTGATAACAATAATACAATAATAATAGTTTTGTAAACATCATCAAATTTCTTGGAATTAAAAATAATTAAATATGTTGCAAATAAAATTAATATTCCATTAATAAATTGACCAATTATACTGGGCCTCATAATATATATAATACATATATATTATTGTATAAAAAAATTGAAATTTTATTTAATTGAATGATCTAAAATGATAGATTAGAAGTATCTTTCACTAGGAAAATGCCTAAGAAAAATACTAAGTGGACTCCTATTGAATTTGTTATTCCTTCTATTGGAATTAAATCGGAACAATCTAATTCAGATGTTCCAACAAAAGAGATTAAAACCCCACAAATTACTGTTTCAAGTGGTCTTGTAAATCCAAAATTTTCATGGGCTGAAATTGCTTCTGGAAAATCATCTCATTTTGATTTTCTATACAAGAAGCAATGATTATTCCGCTTGCACTCCAAAAAGTGGAAAAGCGCAAAGACATGTCAATGATTAATGAAGGCAAAAGCAATTTTAATAACAATGATCCGGTTTTGTTTATTTAAATATTTATTGTCATGATATCATTATCTAAATCATCCATTAATTTATTCATATTAGATGCAAATACAGATTCACAACCAGTCCATCCACTTAAAATATTGGTTCTATACATCATTTCTGGAATTAAATTATTATTATATCCGGCCACTTGGACACTATAAACATTAACAATTGGATTTATTAATTCTCTATATTTTTTTATTAATTTCAATACATCAATATATTTACCATTTGTAACATAATCAGTATACTCATCTGGTGTTGAACCATAAAGCCCAGCATGTGATGCTTGTTGATCACTCATTATGAATATATTTTCAAACCAATATTTCATATTTTCTCTATTTATTTTTTTGCCTTCAGTTATAAGTTGATTTGCTTCATTTAATGCTTTTTTGAAAAAAATCCAAATTCCATTTTCAGTTGATCCACCTATTTTTTTGCCACTTTTATGTAATAATTCAACTTGATCTAATACTTTTTTATTTTTATCTATTTCAAATAATTCTAAATTATCACCAAAAATACCAACATAACCTTTTCCAGAACAATTTTTTGCAGTCATTGCAGCGGATAAATTAGAAATTCTAGCAACATTTTGTTGTCCATATTTTGAAGGAAAAGTGCCATGTGCAGATCCAGAATTATCACTTAAGCATATCGTATTGCCTTCAAGAACGGGAAAATTTTCCATAGCTATCTCTACACAGTCACTAATACCATTTACTAATATACTTTTACAGTTATTAAATTCAATGTCTAATTTTTTAACTTCATCTAGTGCAGTCATATATGAAAAAGGGAATTGTTTACCATATTTAACACCATTTTTCAACATAGGAATTATAATTGTATCTAAATATTCTGGATCATTTGTATCTTTTGTTATTCCTACCAAATTTCTTAATAATGCCATATGTGGTATATTTCCTAATATTTCAACTATTTGTTTCCAGTTTTTTTTCTCTGATCTCAATTTTTCCCATGTTTGTTCATTATCTTCTACTTGAATGGTGCCTGTTTTAACAACTTCAGTTAACATTTCATTTGACTTTGGATGTGATATTCTGATTAAATCAATTAAATGACATTTATTCAAATATTTTTTCATTTGATATTTATTTATTGTTTGCAAATGTGTGGCTATTACTTTTTTGAGAATTGTTGGAAGTTTTTTTTTCGAATTTTTGGTTTTTGGTGAATCGGAACCTTGTTTCCATAAATTAAATATCATCCATGCATCAGTTGGAATTTTAATTATTGTACTTGCATATAATCTGAATAATAATGGATTGGTGACATTAAACTCTTTTCTTTTAGGATGTGTTGATGCATAGTATAATACAGCACATGGTCCTGATCGCATCATATATTCATTTCTAGCTTGAACAGCTAATTTAAGTGTTTCTTCGAAATTTTCATTCAATGCCCCATTAACAACTTCAATAAAAATGTCCATTGTCGACTTATTAACACTATTTTGAATTAATAAGTTAGCATTATTTTCACTGTTCCATTTATTATTATATGAAGGTAATTGTTTGGATATATTTTTAACACCATTTTTTCCATCAATATAATATGTTGGTTCTCCAATAAACCAAGTTGTTATCAGTAATTTAAGTTGCATTAAATAAGATGGTACATAATTATCCATTCCCATAAAATTTAAAACTTTAGGATGAGAAACTTTTTCAACAATAATACTTTCATTAATTGACATAACGTTGATATTAATTATAGATATATTCATGTCTTTAATATCTTTTATGTTGAAAAACTGAATTGCTTTAAGTATATAGGAAATTACACACTTAAATAAATTTGTTTGAGTATATAGGAAATTAGTATTATTGAATCATAATACTAATCATTAGAATAGTGTATAACAAAATAGTTTATAACAAAATAATATATATTTTATTCCAGTGGATGAACTTATTATACTTGCATAATGATATTTACATTTGTACCATAGATGTAATTGTTATAATCTGCATAACATAATAAATGTTAGAATTATATATAACAATTTAATTACCAACAATTTCCATTATCAGTAATTTAATATCAATAAAGCTAATCATTGACATTTGGTGTTAACAGTCACAATACTGCTAATACTATGAATATTAACTAATTATTATTTATTAATTTTATTGCTTAAAACCAAATTGAATAATTAGTATATTCATTTCATTTACCTGTGTAATTTTAGATGTAATTGTTATAATCTGCATAACATAATAAATGTTAGAATTATATATAACAATTTAAATATTAATCATTGTCGTAAACAATGATTACATATTTTTTGTTGACTATAAATTAATCACCAGAATTAAACACAACAATATTAATTTATAATAACTTATGATGTAATTGCTGTAACTGCATAATGATTAATTTAATATTATGTATAAAAATACAATAATATCAACGAGTTGAGGAAGAATATCATATAACAATAGTTCAAATTTCTATCAGTAGATGTAATTGTCATATACTGCATTCCTCAATTTATAGTTAATTGACAAATCTTTAAGTAATTTTAATATTATAATAACATTAAAAAAAATGATTTTAAAATTATATGTTTATTTACTGTATTTATTTTAATTTTATATATAAATGATTGGATTTAATACACTATATAATAAATATATTAATACTCAATCCCCTTATTTAGTATGGAATGAAATAGAGCAAATAGATAATAAAATTATCACCGATTATGATACTTTAGACAATATTAGTAACAATAAAATACAACAAATGAAAAATAAAATTTGTATTATTAAATTAAATGGTGGGTTGGGCACAACAATGGGATGCACTGGTCCTAAAAGTTTAATGGAAATTAAGGATGATTATAAATTTATTGATATAATATTAGAACAAAGTAAATTAACACCAGAAATACCAATACTATTCATGAATTCTTTTTACACACATGCTCAAACATCAGAATATTTACTTACAAATAATAATTCCTTGAATATAATTTCATTTAATCAAAATTGCTATCCAAGAATAATTAAAGAAACAAAAGAATGCTTAGATACAAATAGCAACAATATTGATCATTTATATCCTCCTGGTCATGGTGATTTATTACAATCATTATATGATACAAATACACTCGATAAACTCATTGATATGGGTATTGAATATGCCTTTGTTTCAAATAGTGATAATTTAGGTGCAACAGTTGATTTTAATATTTTAAATGATTTAATTAAAAATAATATTGATTATGCAATTGAATTAACTGAAAAAACAAAAGCAGATGTAAAAGGAGGTACATTAATTAAATATAGAAATAAATATGTTATGTTTGAAGTTGCACAATGTCCTCCCAATAAATTGGAAGAATTTACATCAATAGAAAAATTTAAATATTTTAATACAAATAATATTTGGATAAAACTATCAGCAATAAAAGATTTAATCCAAACCAATTATTTAGAAAATGTTGATATAATTATTAATAATAAAAAACTTAAAGATGGTAGAGATTGTATACAATTAGAATATGCAATTGGATCAATGGTAAAATTTTTTGATAAAGTTAAATGTTATTCAGTTAATAGAAAAAGATTTATACCTGTAAAAACTAATAATGATTTAGAAAATATAAGATCTACTAATTATTTACTAAACAAAAAGTCATGGACTTTAGAAAAAAATTAGTTTATTGAAATTGTTTTAATATTACAAGTCCAATTAAAATATTGACTTTTCTTTGCTTATATACTTTTTATATATTATAAATCATAAAATATATATAAATCTTGATATTTATTCAGTGAAACCATTTTTCATAAAGAATTTTTTATTATTTAATACCTTCAATATTTTATTTTTAAATGCATTAGATACTATTATTTTTTTAGCTGTAGGTAAATTATTAGGTTTATTTTTATCAGTTGAATTTACTATTATTTTTTTGGGTGCATGTAACTTACTAGATTCATTAGTTTTATTTTTAAGAGAATTATATCATTTTGTTGATATTTTTATAAATAATTATATAGATATAAAATTGTTATACGAAATGATTAATGATGATTTAAAAAGTATCGGCCTAATGAATGCAAATATTGAAATAATATTAAGTGAAATAAAAAAGTAAAATAATTTTTGTTTATTGAAAATTTTTATTTTGAGTTTATTTCTGTTTCATCATAATAAAAACAATAATAAGTAATAAAAAGAAACAACAAATTGATGATATAAATACGACAGATCCACTACCAAATAATAAACCCTTGTTTGCTGTTAAATTACTAATTATGTTTCCAGAACCACTCTTGGTTGTATCTTGTGTATTGTTGGTTGTATCTTGTGTATTGTTGGTTGTACCTGATGTATTATCTGATGAATTAGATGGGAATGTATTATTTCCTGATGTGTTGTCAGTTGGTGTACCAGTATTTGACCCTGTTTGATATTCTGGTTTTAATATATTGGTTGCACAATTATTTGTAAAATTTACTTTGTTATCTGCTCCACTAATACTAATATCACCTGCTTCAATAAGACATGCTGTTGCAACACAATTATTTTTTTGGGTCAACATATTTGATGTAATATAATTATCATTTATTAGATTTTTACATGGTTTATACCAACAAACTTTTGCAGTTGCCATCATATCTTCAATTTTTGTAACATTTTCCGGTGGTGCCATACATGCACAATTTGGATCAGATTTATTATTATTACAATATGATTGAACAGCAGAATCGCATGCTGATCTCATATTGGGATTATTTCTAACTAATCCGCACCAGGCTTGACATTCTGGATTTTTAAAATTTGCACCTTGACTACAATATGTGCTAATTTCAACATTGGCAGATGGTCTTCCTGCGGTTACAGCTGACTGAACCCATTCCATACACTCAGGAGATGACCAATTATTATTGGTTTTACAATGAGTTAGCATATATTCATCACATGATTGACCTAAAGATCTGTATTTTGGATCACATGTTTTTACAGGGGCTGGTCCTTTTCCACATATAAATTGTAAATTATCTATTTCAGAACCAGATCTAATGTTTACTCCAACTACTGGTTTTTGACATGTTAAATCAACTGGATCTCCTCTTGAACCTCCATGCGAACCAAATACTTCACCATGCATAAATTTAACAAATCGTAATTGATCTACTTTGGATCCAGCTCTCCCCCTTGCACCACCAAATCCGACATCACTTACATGTGGACCAAATAAGTTTCCACCATTTCCACCAAATGTTGGTGATTTGGTTCCATCAGAACAAGTAAATTGTAATTGATCTATTCTTGATCCAGCTCTTCCTGATATTTTTGTTATAAAAGCATTTCCCGGACACTTAAATGTTCTGAGAGTGCCACCTGAACCACCACCTGCTTTAGATAGACTATTTATTTCAGCGGTTTCTAATTTTTGTTTATTAATACAACATTTTAATGGGTCTCCCTTAAATGCTTTACGTTTAACGGTTCCTCTTTTTCCGCTTACGGTACCTCCACCCGTGCAATTATCACACCCATAATCAAAACTACACATTGCACATCCGCTACCTAATCCTCCCCATTCAAATTCTTCATTATCTGGCCAGCCAAATCCTTTGTTTATTAGAGTACTATACCCACTACCTCCTGCTGTTCCACCAATATTCGCACCACATCCATTAGGCATTTCTTGTGTAGCACCTATATTTAAATCTTGTAATTCAGTTAAAGTAAACTTTCTTGAGTAACCACTATCATTGCATTTTGTCATTATATAATATAATAAATTATATTATATTTATAATGTGTCTAATTTAGGTATTATTACTTTTATGATTTATCAGAAAAAACTATACTTACTATACTATGACTCCAATTTGATTTCAATATTTTTGTTCATTGAAATAATGACCAGATTGTTGCATAAT